TTTGATTGTACACCGATTGTATTTTTTTCCGATTTTTTGAAACTGCAAATAGGCAGTAAATCCGGCCGGTTTGGGTTTGACAGCAATGCGGAAACGGCGCGACATTGGCTGCATGGAACTCGACCTGGACTATATGAACGAAGCGCAGCGCGCGCGGTTTGAACTTTTGGTGAAGCAATGGAGCGCCTACAAAACCTTGAACGTGGACGATTACGCACGGCTGGAAATGCTGGCGTGCATCATGGAGGAAATGCGCGGCCTGCAGAAGTACACGAACCGGAACGGGACGACCTACGAAGTAGTGGCCACCAGCGGCGATGTGCAGACACGGCCGCGACCGGAATACCAACAGCTGGTGGATTTGCGCGCACGGTTGGGCGTGATCATGAACGCGCTGAAGAAAAACGCGGCGCTGCCGGAAGACGAACTGTCGGAATTCCTGCAGGCGTGACAGTTCAGCCCGATGGCAGCTACTACGATTCCGAAGCAGCCGAACGTGTTATCACTTTCATCGAGTCATTTTGCACCCACGTCAAAGGCCACCAGGGTGCGTTCCTGCTCGAACCGTGGCAGAAGGACGACATAATCCGGCCGCTGTTCGGGTGGAAACGCGCCGACGGCACGCGCAAATACCGGACATGCTACATTGAGATTCCACGGAAAAACGGCAAATCCAACCTGACGGCAGCCATTGCGCTCTACCTGCTGATTGCCGAACCCGAAGCCGGCGCCGAAATAATCAGCGCGGCCGGTGACCGTAACCAGGCGCGCATCGTCTTCGACATCGCCGCCGGCATGATCCAACAAAACAAATCGCTGGCATCGCGGTGCCGGGTGCTGCAGCACGCCATCCATTTCAAAAACGGATTCTACAAATCCATCAGCGCCGAAGCGCGCACCAAACACGGTTTCAACTGCAGCGCCGTGCTGTTCGACGAACTGCACACGCAGCGCGATCGTGAACTGTACGATGTGCTGACCACGTCGGTGGCGGCGCGCGCACAACCGCTGATTATTGCGCTGACCACCGCCGGCCATGACATCAATTCCATATGCTACGAAGTTCACGATTACGCCGAACGTGTGGCGAATGGCGAAATAAACGACCCGACATTCCTGCCTGTCCTGTACCGGGCAGGCCGCGAAGATGACTGGACGCAGGAAGACACATGGAAGAAAGCGAACCCGGGCTACGGCACCATATGCCGTGCCGAGTATTTCTCGCAGGAAGTACGCAAATGCCAGGCGAACCCGGCGCTGCTCAACACCTTCCTACGGCTGCACCTGAACATTTGGACGCAATCGGAAACGGCATGGATTAGCGACGACGAATGGATGCGCGGCCGGACCGACCTGCCGGACGACGAATACCTGGCGAAGCTGCCGTGCTATGGCGGGATGGACCTGGCCGCTACACGCGACCTGACGGCGTTCGCGCTCATGTTCCACGATGAAAAGAAAAAATGCTATTACCTGAAGGTGCACCAATTCCTACCCGAAGCACGGGCCGGCGGACGCAGCGCAGAGCAGGTTGACTACAGGCGCTTCGAGCGCGACGGCGATTTGACCATCACGCCAGGCAACGCCATGGATATGCGCTATATCCGCGATTACATTATCCGGCAGGCCGACAAATACCAAATCCATTCCGTCGCATTTGACAGAAAGTTCAGCACCTATATCGTGCCGGAACTGGTGGACGCCGGCATCGAAATGACGCCATTTGGACAGGGGTTCTATGACATGAGCTACCCTACCAAAATGTTTGAAATCGAGGTGGTCGAAGGCAACCTGATTCACGGCGGCAACGCGTGCCTGCGCTACCAAATGGGATGTGTACGCATTGACCGTGACCCGGCCGACAACATCAAGGTGACGAAGAACAGGAATAAAAACGGCCAGCAGGTGGATGGCGTTGTGGCCGCTATCATGGCGTTTGGTAACCTGCTGAACAACACCGACACAGGCGACGAAATATTCGAGGTGGTTACGCTGTAATTAGGCCTGCGTACATTCGCAGCATGCTCGAAAGAATCCGCCGCCTGTTCAGCACGCGCGCACGTGTGGCCTACACGGGCAGCAACGAATTTTGGAACAGCACCGCCTACACCATGCGCACCCGATCCGGCGCGATGGTAGGAAAGGAAAACGCCATGACCGTGGCGACGGTGTACGCATGCGTCCGGGCCATTTCGCAGACGTTGGGCTACATGAACCTGAACGTGCTGGAACGCATCGACAGCGGCCGGCGCCTGGCGTTCAATCACCCGGCCCACCAGCTGTGCGCCGTACGGCCGAACGAATATCAGACGCCATACGAATTTTGGGAAAGCATCACGGCCATGGCCATCGTTTACGGCCGTGCGTTCGCCCACATTCAACGCAACCCGTTCGACGGCCGGCCCACAGCGCTGCACATCCTGCACACGAACGATTGCCAAATGATGAACCTGAACGGCATGCTGTTCGTACGGCATTCGGAATTGGGAGACATCAAATACGAAGACGTGTTCAGCGTCAGCTGTTTGAACGGCAAATCGCCCATCGAGCTGCACGCGGAAAACATCGGCATAGCAAAGGCGGCGGAGAATTACGGCGCGGATTTCTTTGGATCCGACGGCAGCATGTTAGGCATCCTGTCCACGGACAACCCTATCAAAAACGAACAGATGGACGCCGTGCGCCGTTCATGGCAAACCGGCGGCATTGGCGTGAAGGTGCTGCCGTTTGGATTCAAATACCAGCAGATTTCGTTGCCACCGGAACAGGCGCAGTTCCTGCAGACGCGCCGCTATTCTGACGAAACCATTTGCACCATCATGGGCGTTCCGCCGCAGATTGTGGGTGTGAACACGCAGACGACGTTCAGCAACACTGAAGAACAGGGCCGGAACTTTGCGCGCCACACCATCGTGCCATGGGCCACACGCATCGAACAGGAAGTCAACCTGAAGCTAATCGCCGAATTTGAGCGCGAAGATTTCTTCGCCAAATTCAACATGCAGGATTTGATGCGCGGCGACACGAAAGCGCGCAGCGAATTCTACCACCAGATGCTGACCGACGGCGTCTTCACCATTAACGAGGTGCGCCGGCAGGAAGATTACAATACCATCGGTGCCGCTGGCGATGTTCACCTGGTGCAGGTGAATCAGATGGACCTGAACAGCATGCAGGAATACAGCGTCAAAATCAGCAGCAATACGGCACCGTAGTGTACCATAAAACGAACCTAATGGAAGACAACGCACAACAGCAGGACCACGTGGTCCGGAACCTATACGGTGCCGACGTGGAGGTACGCGCCATCGAGGTGCGCGCCGAAGAAAACATGACCATCACGGGCTATGCGTCTGTGTATGGCGACGAATACGATTTGGGCTACTTCACCGAACGTGTGGCACCAGGTGCATTCGAAGGCAGGCTGGATGACGACGTCCGGCTGCTCATTAACCACGAAGGCATGCCGCTGGCACGCACGACGAATGGGACGCTGGAACTCACCACCGACGGACGCGGCCTGTTTTATCGTGCGCAGCTGGCGGACACGCAGGAAGGCCGCGACCTGTACAAACTAATCCAGCGCGGCGACATCACGCAATCGTCTTTTGCATTTACCATTGACGACGACGAATGGACGGCCGACAGGAAGCTGCGCACCATCAAGCGTGTGGGCCGCCTGTACGATGTCAGCCCGGTGACATACCCGGCATCACCCACCACCACGGTGCAGGCGCGCGCTATGGCTGCCGGCATGCTGTCGGACGAAGCGGAACAGCGCGCGGAACAGGTGCAGGTAACTGTCCAGGTGACCGTGACCGAAATGCCGGAGGAACCGCACATGGAAGAAACGCCGATGGAGGAACCGGCGGAAATGGATTCCTTGAACCTTAATACCTTTGAACGCATTAAACCTTTTGCAGATATGAAACTGAATGATCTCAAGGCGCTGCGGGCGTCTAAAATTGCACAGCTGAAGGCGCTGGCCGAATCAGCTGATTTGATGCAGCGCGGCCTATCTGACGCTGAAGAAACCACCGTGGACACCATCAATTCGGAGGTGGCAGAACTCGACACCAAAATCGAGCGTGCCGAAAAACTCGAAGCACAGGTGATGCGCGCCGCATTCAGCGCCGCTACGCCGCAGCCCGAAGTGATGGAGCAATCCAAAATCCAGCAGCGATACAGCATCAGCAAGCTGGTGCGCGAAGCGATGACCGGCCGCCTTACCGGTTTGGAAGCGGAGATGTCGCAGGAAGCTGCGTCTGATTTGAAAAACGCCGGCGTAGGTGTACGCGGTTTGGCGCAAATCCCGGGATTCATCCTGCGGAACACCTCGACCATTGGCGGCACGAACGTACCTGGTCAGTCGAACACGAACGTGTTGGAAGCATTGGTGCCAACGCCGATCCTTGAACAGGCCGGCGCAAACGTGCTGCGCGGTTTGGCTGGCAACATCAACCTGCCTTCGCTCAACGACGGCACGGACATCATCAACGAAACGGCATCGGCAACGGGTGCAGCGGCCATCGCAGCACGCCAGCTTACGCCGCAGCGTGTGGCTTCGCGCATCGACATCACGAACGAATTGCTGGCTGCAATGAACCAAAGCATTGACGCTACGGTGCAACGCCAATTCGCACGTGCGTCTGCTGCGCAGGTTGACGAAATGTTCCTGACGAAAGTCATTGCAGCAGCAGCGTCCACCTTCGTGAAGCGGAACGAAACCGCCGCAGCTACTGTGGCCGGTTTGACGTCACAGGTGGCATCCGGCCTCATTGGTGCTTTGGGTAACGCGAACGCACTCACCAACAGCACGGCGTTCATCACGTCGCACGGCCTGTTGGCCACGGCGCGCTACACGCCCACCGTCAGCGGCGGTGCTATTCCGATCATGCAGGATAGCCAAATCTTTGGGTACAATGCATTCGGCACGTCACTGGCTGCAGCCGGCCTGATTACGGACGCATCTTACGACATCTACAGCGAAGTGTACGCCAACACGACGGCAGCCACCGCGCTGAACAACGAAGCCGATTTGGTTCCGATTGTTATTGCGAACATGGAGAATTGCTACGTGGCATATTGGGGTGGCGGCGCGGCCGATTTGGTCATCGACCCGTACACATTGGCAGCTACCGGCATCACCCGCCTCATCTTGAACATGTACGCTGACGCCGATTTCGCCCACACCGGCGACGTCCGTTTCACGGTCGGTGCCTGATATTATTGAACGAAATGGAAGCCCGGACCCCTACGGTCCGGGTTTCCTATTTTTGGGCTATGGCAATGCGTTACACACGGGCGGCAGAACCCACCGACACGAACTTCATTTCGCTGGTGAACCTGAAAAATTACCTGCGAATTGACACCAGCGACGACGACACGGTGCTGGCGCAGCTGCTGACTTCTGCGCGCCAGGCATGCGAAGAATACACAGGCCGGCTGTTGGGTTCCGGTACGGTGACCTATTACATGGATGGTTTCGAGGACAGCAGCTTCATCGCAGGCCCGGTGACGGCCATCAGCAGCGTGACCTATTACGACATTGACAACGTGCTGCAGACGCTGTCCACCTCCCGATGGTATGCCGATTTGGTCAGCTCACCACAGCGCATCGCCTTTGACGCGCCGCCGGCCGTGTTTCTTGAACGCTACGGCCAGGTAATAATCACCACCACCGCAGGACACAGCACCGTGCCTGGCCCTATCCTGCAGGCCATGCGTATGCTGTCCGCCCATTTCTACGATAACCGCCAGGCCGTAGTGACCGGCACGATTGCCACGGAAATGCCGTTGGCCGTTCACGCGCTGCTGTCGCCATACCGGGTTTTCGCATGAGGCCGGGCCGCATGGATCGGCGTGTGGTAATTCAACAGCCCACCGCCACGAAAGATGATTGGAACTACGATGCCATCGCATGGAGCACGTTCGCAACCGTGTGGGCCACGAAGCTGGACAAAGGCGCAGGCGAAACGGTGGAAGCCAACCGGCAGACGGCCATCAACCGCACGCAGTTTACCATTCGCTACCTGTCGGGCGTGAATGCCACAATGCGCATTTCCTACGGCGGCCTGCTCTACTACGTCGTGGGCGTTGAGGAACTCGGCAGGCGCGAAGGTCAAATCCTGTACACAGAGCTGCGCAACTGATGTTCCGTTTCAAAGTAGACGACAAAACATTCAAGCAGCTGGAATCGGCGCTGAAGGATTTGCCCGAAGAAATGCGGCGCAAACCTGTGGAACAGGCGTTCGTGAAGGCCGCGCAGGAATTTAAAAAAGAGGCCGTAAGCATAGGAAAACAGGTTGCCGAATCAGGCAGTTGGGCAAAGGCGCAGCAGGTGGTGCGCGGCCGCATGGAGGAATTCGGCCCGTATGCCGTAGTGCGTACGGCTAACAGACAATTTAGTGTGGTGAAACGCAGCCCACACATGCCAAACCCGGCCCCTACAATAGCCAACCCAAACAAGTACAACCACCTGTTGCAGCAGGGCAGCAAAGCCGGCCTGCGCATTGGTGGGTTGGGAAAGACGGCTGGCGTACGCCGCCGCCGCCGCTACAAATTTGGAAAGCAGGACGGCCGCCGTCTGACCGGCAAAGGCGGATTCATTGTTAAAAATGCGAAGACGGGCTACCTGCACCGCATTGCCGGCATCCGACATCCCGGATTTGGCGGACACGACATCTACGGACGTGCGGTGGAAAGCAAATCGACAGCAGCTGTGGCAAAATTCGAAGCGCTGTTCGGGCCAATTTTGGAGCGTTACAAAAACAAACACGGTTTCGCATGATTAACCTGGTAATAGATATTCTGAAGGCGGACGCCAACGTCATCGCCATTACCACGGCAGACCGGATTTACCCGCTGTCAAGGTTGGAAGGCGCGACCATTCCGGCCATCGTGGTGCAGCTCACCGGCACGGATCCCGCCGACACGCACGACACCACCAGCAACATGGACACCCACACCGTGGAAGTGACCGTCATCGAAGACAAACCGAAGGACGCGAACGCGCTGGCGGTGCTGGTGCGCGCGGCGCTTGATGGTTATTCGGGAAACAATATCGCCGAAATCCGTTTCGTGAACCAGGCCACCGACGTCTTCGAAGCCACGGACCTGTTCACGCAGTCCATGATTTACGAAGTGAAGCTGTCGCGCGACAACATCACCGTGCCGCAGGCGCTGGCGGATTTGGGTGCGCTGTACCTGGACGACATCACGGACGTCATTGCCTACGCGCCGCTGAACTACAGCCGGCTGGAATTTGACACGGGCTATTGGTACGCCACACGGAACCTGAACATCTACGGCGCGGTGTACAGCGAACCGAAGGTGGTGGCATTAGACGGCGGCGAAACGCTGTCCGTCGCATCTGATGACCATTTGATATTTCTGAACTACAAAACCGCATCCGGCAGCCATACAGCAAACCTGTACCTGCCGGCAGCAGGCAGCAGTTCCGGCCGCGAAATCCGGCTGAAGACAGGGCCAAACCTGTCTAACCAAAGGACGGTGGTGCTGCGTCCGAACGCAGGCGACAGCGGCGTGACCATCGATGGCAGCGCATCGGCCACCATGGATCGTTCCTACGATGGCATCACGGTGCATTGCATCGCTGGCCAATGGTATATCACACAGCGCAAATCGAAATGAAGGTCGCCATACATTTTCCCGTTTGGAAGCGAATCAAAATTCGCAACATCGCTATGGATGCGCTCGACCGGGTGCGCGGCCAGCTGCTGCGCCATGGCATCGAAACGCAGGTGTGCGTCATCGGCGACGACCCCGGCCTGGCGGCCGTATGCAAGAAACGGGACTACCACCATTTTGAATGCAGCAACCATCCCGTAGGACGCAAATTTGAAATGGGCGCA